ATGAACGAGGCAAGATATGCTCATACTTCAACTTCAGTGGTGCTGAGAGGAAGAATGTTGATCTGGCTTGCTTGTTTGCTTTTATGGACATTCGTCGCTTGCAAGGGGATGTTGTGTATAATTTCAGTGTGTATGATGAGTTGTTGGATAGTAGCTTGGATGAGAAAGGGATCGACCTGGTGTTACAAATATTGAAAGAAAGAGTGCAGAGATATGATGAGATGGTTTATATAATAAGTCACCGGAAGGAGAGCATAACATTTGTAGGTGAGTCTGTAGGTGATATAATAACACTAAAAAAGCATAAAGGTATAACTACTCGAGTTGCAACCGACAAAATATAGGTTATAATATATAGTATGAGTAATATATATGGTCAAGTCGGAATACCAGGTACGGTGTTGGGCACTGGAAAAGTCGCAGGTCGAGTGAATTCACCTCAAAAGCAACCCCAACAAAACCACCGCCCACCTGAAGCAGATTTACCTCGAAGCTTAAACTACTATGCTGACTATAGTGGTTGCGGTCATTGGCGAATGATTTGGCCGGAACATCTAATGAATGCGTATGGTAAAGCCATAGTTCACGGATCGTCAGTCATGATAATTGATGAAAGATATTACGGCGGTGTTAAGTCTGTAAGAATCCAACGTCAAGCGACTGAACAGCAGTTAAACTTCATGAAATATCTCAGATCACTTGCAGATAAAATGTCTTTCCGGATGATATATGAGATAGATGATATTTGTTTAAGAGAGGACATACCAGATTACAATAAATTCAAGTTTGCATTCGATAACGATACTATACGCAATTCAATTATATCTATGATGGAGTTGACAGATGAAATGACAGTAACATGTAATTTTATGAAGGAATACTATATGTCGAAAACCAACCATAAGAACATAACAGTTATACCTAACTATCTACCGAAGTTCTGGATCGGTAATCAATATAATCGTAAGAAAATTGAGAACAATTTCCGACATCACGTGAAGCGACCTAGAATATTATATGCCGGTTCCGGAGCACATTTTGATGTTGCTAATAAAGTAGGTCAGCAGGATGATTTTGAACACGTCAATAAAGTTATAGCTCAGTCAGTCGATAAATACCAGTGGGTATTTTTAGGAGGATTTCCACAGTCTCTAACACCGTTCGTCAGAGCCGGTAAGATAGAATTTCACCCATGGACACAACTATATGATTACCCGGAACAAATTTCTAATCTGAATGTTAATTGTATGGTAGCTCCGTTGAGAGACAATATCTTCAACCGCGCGAAGAGTAATCTGAAGTATATTGAAGCTTGTGCGTTCGGTATACCCATTGTTTGTCAAGACATGTGTACATATGAAGACGCACAACTTAAATTTAATACAGGTGATGAAATGATGGACAGTGTTAAGGATATATTGAGCGGTTCCGGTAGATACATGAACTTAAGTGATCGTCACCGAGAGGTTGCACAGTCATTATGGTTGGAAGATAATATAGACGCGTATAAAGAACTATACACAACATCATTCGCCTCTTCAGATCGACCCAAGCTAAACCAACTAAATAACATAGTTGCCCAGTAGCATACATTAATATAATATACACATATGTATCGCAACGTATATTACGATTCACGTAATGAAGTATATAAACTATTCACATGGGACAAAGCCGGGAACCGTCGAGCTTTAGACTGTAGCTACAACCCTCACCTGTATATTGAACATTCAGGCAGTGATGATGGTGTGTCTATATTTGGTACCAAATTAAAGAAAAAGACGTTTAAGAATCAGAGTCAGAGACGCAAGTGGATACAAAACTCAGGAACTAAAAGGGTCTTTGAGAACTTATCAACCGATCAGCAGTTCTTGAGCAACATGTATTGGGATCAAAACCTAACAGATAATTTCAATAAGCATCCACTGGTAACCTATTTTATAGATATAGAGACATATAGTCCCAATGAGTTCCCTACACCAGATCTCGCGAAAGATCAAATCAATGTTATAACACTATATAATACTCGTAATAAAAAATTTATAACATGGGGTACAAAACCACTGCAAAAAAAGATTGCAGGTGTAGAGTATAATTATTGTGAGACTGAGCACGACATGTTGACACGTTTTTCGAGTTACATGAAAGATAATCCACCGGATATAATCTCAGGTTGGAACAGTCAGTTCTTCGATATACCATACATTATAATGAGATTAGTAAAAGTGATCGGTGATGACGCTCATTTAAATTTATCACCGGTGAGAAATGTTTACTGTCGACAAATGAGAGGTAAGTTTGGTAATGAGCAGACTAGATGGTATATATCTGGGTTATCGTCTCTTGATTATCTAGACGTGTATCAAAAATTTAGTCCCGGGGTTAAGGAGTCATATAAGCTAGACAGTATAGCAGAAGCCGAACTAGGCTCAAGAAAAGTTGATTATGGAAGCTCCAATCTGTCTGAACTAGCAGATGAAGACTGGCAGACGTTTGTTGAATACAACGTACAGGATGTAAATCTATTAGTTGAACTTGACAACAAACTACAGTATATAGATCTGTTACGCATGTTAGCTTACACTGGCTTGACTACCTTAGAAGGAGCGATGGGAACGTTGGGAGTAGTTACCGGAGCTTCAGTTATAGCAGCGAGAAAAAAAGATGTTATAATGCCAACATTCATAAAAGACTTTGATGACGGCACTAAAAACCCAGGCGCATATGTTGGTGAACCTCAGAATGGTTTTCAAGAGAGTATAGTATCTTTCGACGCAAACAGCTTGTACCCTAATGTAATGATATCAATGAATCTTTCACCAGAAACTAAAGTGGGGCGAATACTACATCGTGATAAGAAATCAGTACAAGTCAAACTTACAGACGGTAAGATGTATAATCTATCTGTGGAGCAATTCCAGCAACTGGTAGATAAAAAGAACTTAGCTGTAACTAAAGCTAATATCTTATTTTCTCAATCAAAAAAAGGAATCATACCGGAAATTGTTGATGATCTATACAGTATCCGTGTTGTACATAGAACTGCTCTTGATAAGGCGAAAAGGAAACTCTCTAAGATGAGTAAAACTGACTCGGAATATAATAAGATTAAGTTAGAAGTCGAGCAGAATAACATCAAGCAATACACTATAAAAATATTAATTAACTCTATATACGGTTATTTTGGTAACAAGATGGCTCCGTTCGGAGATGATGATATAGCTAGCAGTATAACATTGACCGGTCAGGCTGTAATTAAACAATCTAACAAGATATTGACTGAGTATATAGATAACAACTCTGATGAATCAACAAAAAATATAAACCCTATCATATATAATGATACAGACAGTTCATATATAAGTATAAACCGAATATTGACGAAGAGAGGTATACCGTTTTGTGTAGATGGTGTTGTCACTGACTCTGCGTATGAAGCTGCTCAACAATTAGAAGAGCATTTAAATGAACAGATATTACTGTGGGGCGCGTCAGAACTAAACAGTACAGATTGTAGGTTTGTGTTCAAACGAGAGTGCATGAGCGACGTTGGTCTATTTTTACAGAAAAAACGATACGTCATGAGAGTGTTAGATGATGAAGGCATACAATGTAGCAAGTATAAATACACCGGTGTAGAGGTTGTACGCAGCACCATGCCTAAAGCAATCAAACCTCATGTGAAGAAAATAATAGAGACTATGCTAGATAGTAAGTCATTTTCAGAAACAAATGACGTGTTTATGGACACGTATAAAATATTCAAAGAGTTACCGATTGAAGATATTGCATTTGTTGTAGGTATAAAGGATTATAACAAGTACGCCAAAAAGTGTAGTGGTTATGAGGTAGCTAAAGGTACCCCGATGCATGTGAAAGCCGCATACTATTACAATCACCTAATCCAGAAGTATGATATGAGTAGCCAGCATGAACTGATTGGTAATGGTGATAAGATTAGATACTACTATGTGGCTACACCAAACAGACTGGGTATATCATCTCTAGCTTATAAGCAGTACATGCCAGATAAACTAAAAGAAGAATTTCCTCCTAATATAGAATTAATGTTCGAGAAGATAGTATATTCAATAATCGATAGATTCTATGTCGCAGTAAATTGGAGACTGGTCAAGCCATCAGAGCAACGACAAACAAATTTATTTGAACTTTTAGGTGTATAGTAGTTGACTTTCATTTTTATTAATATAAAATATATTGTATGAGCGCAAAACAAACAAAGCTAGTCCCATTCGTCGACAACGTGGGTCGTATTATTATCGGTCGAGTTGAGCCTAAGAGCCCAAC